ATATTGCACCATTCGTAAGTAAAGCATGAAATAAGATCGCACGCCCTGGAATACTTGCAATAGCAAAGACCACACAATCTTCAGTTTCGCCATGATGTTCTCGTAAGTCATATAAATATTCTCTCCTTATTTTACAGTATATAGGTGGTATATTAGCATTTAAATAAGACATTGAAAGCTATTTTATTGAACCCCAATCATCACCACATTCAAAATCAACTTTATTAGGTATTTCTAATTTAATAGCTGATTCCATTATTTCTACTATTTGTTTTGCGTGATCACTAGATTCAACAGATATATCTAATTCGTCATGAACTTGTATATGTGGTACAATACCAGCTTCACTTAAAGCAATAATAGACATTTTAGTCATGTCGGCAGCTGATCCTTGTATTAATCTATTTAATGCCTTGTATGTTCCAGCTCTTTTTATTCCAGGACCATATTCTTTTATTGCATCAGCATGTTTTTTAGGAAGTCCTGCACCAAATGTCATTGGCTCCCACAAATCAAAATGACAAAGTCTTCCACCAATGGTTCTAATCTTTCCAGAATCATCAGCTCTTCTTGATACTGCTTGCATTAATTGTTTTATAAATGGAGCTTTAGCATGATACTGATTAATTAATTTTTCTGCAGCTTCTTTCATTAAACCTAACTCTGCCATTAATTTATTTTTACCCATACCATACATTAATCCAAGATTAATTGTTTTAGCTTGTGATCTTTCAATGCCAGCCATCTTTGCAACTGCTGCATGGAAATCTGCTTCACCTGCTTCGTATGCTTCTGCAATTTCATTAATACCATCTAGTCTTTGTAGTTTAGCGTAATGAATTAATATTCTTGGTTCTTGTTGTGAATAGTCAAATACACCCCACTTATGATTTTCTTCTGGAATAAATATTGATCTAATCATTGGACCTAACTCTTTATGTCTTACCGGAATCTGTTGTAAGTTTGGATTAGACATTGAGAATCTTCCTGTTACAGTTCCACCATCATCAGATCGTATTTGATTTATATCTGCATGTATTCTTCCATTGTGAGAATGTTTTACAATCGTATCAATAAAAGTTGTGTGCGCTTTATTTATTTCTCTTGCATTTGCAATTGATTGTGCAAGTTCATGAGGATGGTTTGCTAAAAAGTTTCTAGTAAAACTTGGAGCTCCTGTTTTTTCTGTTTTGTCATACGGAAGTTTCAATGCATCAAATGCTTTAGCAATAGATGCTGCGGCCCATAATTCTACATTAACTCCTGTTAACTCCTTGATTTTAAATAACAATTTCTTTTCTTGATCTATAAGATTATTCTTAATTTTAGAAGCTTTTTCCAAATCAACTCTTACACCTTTAAATCTCATATCAACTAGACATGGAAATAATTTTGTTTCCATATCAAAGATTGTCCATAAATCTTGATCAGATAATTCTACTTTCATTCTGTGCCAAAGTTTTAATGTAGATTCTGCATCTCGTTCTGCATATTGGCCAACAAACATAGATGGAAGTTTCCACATATCTTTTTTAGCATCAATACCATATTCTTTTGCAGCTGCTTGTAATACTGCTTCATCTTTACTTATACCTGCATATTCTTTTGCAAGATCATTTAATCTAAAACTCCATCTGTTTTCGTTTACAAGTGATGCAGCAATCATTGTATCTACAACTTTTGCAGGAGGTGTAATACCTGATGATCTTAACCAACAGATATCATACATTGCATTGTGAAATATAAATGTAGCATCTTGTTTGAATAAATCTTGTAACCAATTTAAAACTAATTTCTTATCCATATTACCACCACCTTCATGTGCTATTGGATAATATGCTGACCATCCTTCTACTGCTACTGATACACCTACAATGTGACCACGACCAACCACGTTCCCCGATCCGCGTTCAGTTAACTCCGGATCACAGGTCTCTAAATCTACTGCGATCTCTTTATGACCTTGTAGGTCTTTTAATTCTTCTGGTACCACCCATTCTGTTTGTGGTGTAAATAATATTTGTTGAAATGTTCTTGTCATTTATCTTTATAATCTCTTTCTAATATCATTTCTAAATAGTGTATCGCTTTTAATATATCTTCTTTCTTACCTTTTAATTGGTGACGGCAGATATATTTAATTGCATTACCTTCAGCAAATGGTAATCCATTTTCGTTTATAAATACAGATGGCTGTATCTTCATTTTTTTATAATGTTTACCACCAACTTGTTTCCAAAATATTTTATTTGTCATATCAAATATGCGCGATCAAAGTTCTTTGGATCTACAATGTGTAATTCTTTCTTTGCTCGTGTAAAAGCAGTGTAATACAAACGATGTAAATCATCAGGATCTGTTTCGCTTTGTTTAATTGCAGCGGCTGTTAAATCTAATAGAACACAAATATTATCTCGTTCGCCACCTTTGAAAGCGTGGATTGTTGACATAAGAATACGTGGAGTCTTATTTATCTTCTCACCATTTGCTCTCATATTACGAATATAATTTTCAGTAATTGTGTCTACACCTTCAAATGATTCATACCATACTTTATCAGTAAGTAAACCATGATCTTTAATACAATCTTGTATTAAATACTTTTCTTCAGCTTTTAATGTTTTAGCATCTCTATATCCAGGAACTACATTGGCACCTAAATATTTATACATGTTTTTAATTTGTATGTAATTTAATGCTGTGCCATTTCTAAAATCTTCCCAATTACTTAATGCTAATAATAACTCTAATGATATAGAGTTAATTCCTTTGTATTGGTAATACCAACCCTGTAATTCGCATAAATCTTTAACATCATCTAAAAAGTAGTTAGCTGAAGCAAGAACAGTCCATTCTCCTTTAGACATATCTAACTGTGTAATATCAGTATAATACCTTAAAATACCTGTTTCTTGACGTGGTTTATAGTCTTTTTGATATCTATTCTTAACTTTAGATATAATCCTTTGTGATAATTCATGTATAGGACCACCAGGAATACGATAGGATTGATTAAGCGTCCTAATCTCATCCACCTCATCTTTTAACGCTATAAAGTGATCTACGTCGGCTCCAGCCCACTTAAAAATAGCTTGGTCATCATCTCCTGCAATGTAAGTCTTTTCAGCTTTATTCCAAATACATCTAACCATTTCCCATTGTAAATGTGATAAATCTTGTGCTTCATCTATGAATAATACTTTAAGTTTAGGAGACATATCTTTTTCAACAAATTCTTCCAGTAAATCTGTAAAATCTTTTAATCCTTTTTCTTTTTTAAATCGTTTTAATTCTTGGTCTATTAAGAATAATGTATCTCTTTCAATATCTAATAAATTTATTCTTGAATCATAGCATTCCATTAAATCCATCTTCTTAACTCTTGCTGTATTTATAATGGTTAAGTATTCGTTATCTGAATTAAAGATACCATCTTCATCAGAATAAGATGCAGTCTTAATTGGTATATTACATTTTAATCCAAATTCTCTATAGTCTTCTGGGTTCATCATTCTATCTCTAGACATACTTAACAATTTGAATGCAAGTGAATGTAATGTTTTAAAATAAATTAAATCACGTTCTGGACTTAATCCAAATTTTTCAGATGCTCTTGTTGCTGCTTCTCTTGCAGCTTTCTTGGTAAAAGAAAAATAACCTATCTCTCTTGGTTTAATTCCTTGTTTAATAAATTCATCAACCAAGTTTAACAATGTTGTTGTCTTTCCTGTTCCAGGCGGACCTAATATTATTGTCTTCATATTTCTTCAACCTCCTTTCCAATATTTCTTTTTGCAATTTTACTTTTTCATATTGTTCTTTTAACAATCTGTATTTTAAAAACCAATTAATACCTATCATTAGAAATGTTGTTCCTGATATTTAGTTGGTGATACTGTTGTGTTTATTTTTTTCATTGTTCTAATCTTAACCAATCTAGGTTGTTGACCTTTAATTCTAACTCTTGATTCTTCTACAAATATTCCATCTGCTTTTAATGATGTAATTAAATTACCTGTCTTTGCTTTATCCATTTCCCAATGATTCTTTTTACAAAAATTAAAAAAATCTTCCATTCTAAAATATGTAAATTCTCTTTTATCATCTGTATATGGAAGTTTATTAAAGATATCATCCATAGTTCTTGCACTTTGTCTATTGGTAGTCCAAT